CCACCAGCTGAAATGCTAGCAAGCATATCATCAAAGTCTAATGCAGTTTGTCTGTCTAGGAATAACATGTTTTCTTCAATAGCTCCTTGAGTATCTAAGTTTCTAAGAATATCATCAAAGTCACTGATACCTGTTGCAGCAGAGAATCCAACTTGTACATTACCTCTTGCTTCAATCGCAGCAAAAAGACCTTCTGATCCTTGAGCTTCGCCTACAAGAATTGGAGATGCAGCAGCTACTAATTCAGCTTCTACACATACCATTTCTAAATAATCTTCAAATCTTAGTCTAGTTTCAGACTCAGCTTTAAGATACCATAAGTATCCACCTGTTCCGTCTTCAGTTGAAACTTCAATCCAACCAATTTGAGCAGTATCAGAACCAGATACAACATACTTGTCTCTGATTATTACTGGTCTATTGCTAAATTGAGAAAACGCAGGATCAATACTTGCGATTTCGTTTCCTGTAGCAGGAGCAGCACCAAGTGCAGCATTAGGTGTAGTTTGTCCTTTTCTATATTCAGAACCGTAAACAAATATTTTTACGTTTCCAACAAGACCAGCACCAGCTAAGTTAGCCGCTGTATAAGGATCAACATTGATCGTTACAGGTCCTGCACCTAAGTTAGAAGATACAACTAAACATTTTGCTTCGTTACCAAAATCATCCATTACTACAATTGTAGATCTTGGAGAAATTACATTAGTAACACCAGCTGGGATAGTAATTGCGTTAGCAGCACCAACACCAGGAGCAGCAAATGTACAGTTATCATATGCAATGTGTAATCTATTTTGTTCTGACCAGATTACTTGGTCACTTGTCATTGGAAGTTCAGCACCAACCATTCTTAAAAATCCAGATAAAGTTCTGTTACCATATCTCTCTACTTCTGCTTCATAAATTTCAGGCAGATATTGTTGAGCGAATGAGTCAGAATCACCAGGATTTGCTCCTCCGTTGAAGGATAAAAAGTTACTTGCTAAAGCTTCCTGTACTTGACTCGGTATAATCGAGCCAAACTGTGGGGATAAAGCCATTTTTGTAAATTTTAATTATTAAATGTTCGTTTTTTGATTTTCAATTTTGATGAATCTGCTCCACTAATTGCTTTAACCTTAAAACCTGCTACATAAACGTCCCCACCTGCAACTTGCCTTGGTGCATCTACGCTTGGATTTTTAGATTTTTGAACCATGTCTTTGACACCGTCCGCTTTACCTTGCTCATAAAAATGAGAAGCTAGTTTATCAGCATTCATCGCAGCATATAAAGCTTTATGATAACCTTCTGTGTCACTAACTTTTCCATCTTTGTCTAAAAATTTTTCTACAAAATTAGAAATATTAGCTTGAGTTTCAGCTATCTTACTCGGATCTTGAACTTTGTATCTAAATTTTTTATCTCCCACATTGTAATCAAAACCTTTGAAATCAGTGTTAAATAAACTTTTAGTACGTCGTTGAAAATCTTCTTGAGTTTGCTTTATAGTTTCTTGCTGTTTATTATAACGATTAAAAAAGTCCATAGCTTTTTGCTGTTCTTGTGTAACTCCAGGTCTTTGTTTTATTTCAGCGTAGTATTTATTTTTTCTACTTTCTAAATCCTGTCTTGCACTTGCTACAGCTTCTTTATAAGCTAGCTTTTTTCTTCGTATATCTTTTTGCTCATCTATGTCTTCATCATATTTGTAATCTTCCATTATAAGATTAATATCTTCTGAATCTAAATGAGGTTTAGTTTTTCTTAAGTATTCTGTTAAAAGTTGATCATTATTTAATTTTGAATAATCTTTATTTAACTCTACATAATCTTCTACTGTACCACCTGTTTCTTCCATAAACTTAACTAGTTTATCTACATTTTCAGGTAGTTTAGGAGTTTCAACAATCGGAGTTTCTTCTTTTTTAAACTCTTTTTGTTTAACTTCTTCTTCTTTTATTTCTTCTATTATTTCAATAGGAGATTCTACTTTTTCTTCGGTGGACCGTATTTCTTCAACCACTCCTTTGCTGTTGCCACTGTCTTTTTGTTCTTCGACAACAACATCGCTATCATTTGTCTTTTGTGCTTGAACGGCATTGTCTTCTTTTTTATTAGTTAAATCAACTTTTATTGGTTCTTCTATTTTAACATTAGGATCTTTAGATAAGTCTACTTTTGCGACTTCAGCTTTTTTACCTAATTGTTTTGGTTTTTTAGGTTTTACTTTACCTTTTAAAGTAAATTCACCTTCTTGCTTGACCTCTACGGCCGCCTTTTTTTCTGCCATAATATAATATAATTAAATAATTAATACTAAATAGCAGGCATTGGTGGTTGACCACCTTGTTGTTCAAAGTCTATTGGTAGTAAATCATTTTTTCTTTGATCTATCATTTGACTTTGTTGAGTGCCAGCTATTCTTGTTCTTTTGTCTTTACGATCTTCTATTTCTTGTTCTTTTTGTTTTTCAGCTTGTACCTTTACTTGTTCTAATTGAAGTTGATAATTAAATTCTTCAGCCATTAATTGACGTTTAATTTCAGCTTCAGTTTGCATACGCTGTATTTCAAATTGAGACTTAGCTTGTTCAAAGTTTACTTTTTCAGAAGTTAATGCTTGTTGTTTTTGAACTTCAGCTTCTGCTGCAGCTTGAGCCGCTTGAGAATTAGCATTAGCTTGTTGCTGAGCCATTTCAACTTGCATTTGTCTTTCTCTTTGTTGTTTACGCTTACGCTTTTGTTTTAGCATTTGATTTGCTAATTTTAAATTACGTATTTGACGTATTTCAATAGCATCTTCTAAGTCTATACCACCACTAGATAAAGCTATTTGTATATTCTGTTCTAGTTTCGCTTTTTCTTCTTCATCTGGTTCTAAATCTAAGAATATACCAAAGTCATGTAAATTTAATTTATCTAACTGAGATAATGTAGATACATTAAATATATTTAAACTATCTCTTAAAGCGTTAGCTGTTAATGGATAATCTAACATATCTTTAATTTTTTTAGATATATTTTCACATATTCTAAGCGTTAAGAATAAACTAGCATTATTAATATGTTTAGTAGCAATATTAGAAGCTTGTGCTGCTATTTTTTGTAAACCAACTAAAGTGTCTTTATCAGCTAAACTACCGTCTCTAGCCTCGTTTAATCCTGTCACATCTCTTATCATTTGTAAATAATAATTATATGTAGATATTAAACTTTGTATTTTAGCTTGACCTGAACCTGTTGCTAATTCTTGTACTGGAACTTTACCTCTATTTAACTCACCATCTTGTGTTAATGATCTACCAACTACAGAACCAGTTTGAAAATACATGTTTAATGCTTCAGCTGGATTGTAATTTGTACCATTACCAAGATCAACTTCAGCAAGTCCGTCCATATCTAAAAACACACCATCTGGAACCATTCTAGCAATTACTTGTTGTAGTTTTAAATGAGTTATTTGAATCATATCAGCAAATCCAGTTATTCTATTTACTGTAGAATCAATACGTCCTTTATACATTCTAGGCGCGCATATAGCATAATTCATTTCAACCTTAGTAGTATCAGCAAAAGGTCTTGTCATATTTGGACACATTTCCCATTGCAACAATAAATCAGTTCCTAGTATTTTAACTCCTCTATATAATACTTCTATTGTTCTTCCTACTCTTTCAAAATTTTCATTTACTGGTGGATTAAAAGTATCTGGTTTTTCAATAGCTTTTATTAAACCATTTGGAGTTTCTTTTATTTTAAATACTTGATCTTGATATGTTTTATATTCAAAATATAGTACAGGTATTGTGCTTTCATCGTAAGGTCCGTTACCATAACCATACATGTAGGTTCTGTTACCTTCTTGTTGTTGTATTTTTTCTAACGTAGCATTATCTAAAGAAGGAAACTGTTTTGCTATTTCTGGCAATGTAACCATTTTTAATTCACCTACATAATATATATCTTCAAAATTTGGATCTTCTGTATAAGAATATACTAAATTAGCAGGATCAACGTAATCTATTGTTATACCATTTGATACATTAAAATTAGTTTTAACAGCTCCAATACCACATGTAACTAAATCATAATTTATTCTACGTCTAATTAAATCCCATCTATTTACATCTAACACTTGATTAATAGCTTCTTCTTCTGCAATCTCAATACTTTGTTTATAAGATAATTGCATATGAAGTTCTAATTCTTCTGCTGTTTGAGGCATTTGATCCTCAGGTATATCAGTATTAAATAATTGGGAACCTAATGTACTTGTTATTTGCTTCATTACATCTCTAGCAAACATGTCTTGAGCTAGCATTTCTGCGTAATTAGTTCTTTTTTCTACTGAATCTGGATCTTGAGCAAAAACGTTTATATCATAATCTTTATTAGATATACCGTTTGTTAAAATATCTACAAATTTAGAAATTATAGGAACAGGTTTCCAATCTAAATTAAGATAAGATAAATCACCGTTGATAGATAATTCATCTTTATATTTTTGTGTTGGTTGTTCTCCTCGAGCATATAATCTTAATCTATTATAATTATTCCATGTAGTTAAATATCTATTGCCATTAGTTCTACCTTGCGCAAACCATTCGCTTTCAATAGCTCTGGCAACTTGTCTACCGTATTCTATTGAAGATTTTTCAGCATCACTAACTACTTGGCTAGGAAATACACTATTATTATAATTTATATTCATTTAGTTTATAATTTTTGATAAAGAACCTCTATTATCATATTTTTTTATTCCTAAGTCGTAACTTTGTCTAACTATTTTAGGAACAGGTCTATACTTATGTTTATTGCAAGCCATAATAGCAAGACCTGAACTAATAGAAGCATCGTGAGTTGTTCTATTATTTATGTCAAATCTTGACCAATCATTTAATGTTCGTTGAAAATAAGTATCACCATAAGTACCATCTGATCTTAATCCAACATAACTTTCAATATAACTTTCAATTGCTGACGCATGAGCTTGTTTAATGTCTTCGCTTGAGTTAGGTATACCACCTATTTCTCTTTCAGTTACAGATAATTTATTATATATTTTATCTGGTCTATTCATAGCAAAACCTCTATAACCTCGCCTTTTAAAATGATATAATAATCTTGGTTTATTATTTTCAGCAAGTATTGGCATGCCATAAAATATACACGCCATTAACACGTCTTCAAAAAATATTTCTGCTGTTTGTGGTCTAGCTATATATTCTAAAAAGAAATGATTAGGTGGACAATCTTCCATACTAAACTTAGTTAAACCGTGTAGTGAACCTTTTGATCCACGTCTATCAACAGTTCCTGATATATCATAAGGGTCACAACCAAATGCTCCAAGTTGTTCATTACCAGGATATTTTTTACCTAATTTTAATATTACATTATTTTGTAATCTTTTAGGTGGAACCCAAGAAATAAAAAATCTTCCATTTGTATTAGGATTAAAAACAACTTCTGTGTCTTTTATTCCTCCTATCCACTGGAAATTACCTTGTGTTACAACAGATGTATTTTTAATATCTTCGTTCCAATCAATCTGCTCGTATATTTTAGTTAAATTAAATAACGAAGATTTTGCCTCGTCTCTAAAAGCATGTTCAGTTGTTCTTGGAAACTGTCTGTAAAATTCATTTAAAGCATCTTGGTCGTCTTTTAAACCATCAACTTCATTTTGCCAATAATCTATTACTCCTAATGTTATTGGATCTCCTTGAGGTCCTTTAATAATGTCTTTCGGTGTGTTGAATACAGGTATTCCATAAGAATCAATGTATCCTTCGTAATTCCATTCCATAGGTATGAACAAAGAATATAGTCCCGAGCGAGTCTGTCCATTGCGGTTTCTTTTTGTAACATCTGAATCATTGTATAATTTCTTAAAATTACCACCACCTTTGTCTAACGCGTTACACGTTGAACCCATCATACATTTACCTATAACTCTACTACCTAATCTTAATGTTGTCTTCGTGACCCTCCAGTTGTTGAGGATGTTGTTGGGTTTTTCCCACTTCCCCGATTCATCATGGACGAGGAGTTTGAGTTTCTCCCCATCGTAGGAGTTATCCCCCGTGTTCTTCCAGTCGATTGTGGTGTCCAATCCCTGTAATTCCGGTAAGGTTTCGTTGGCGGTAAGTTTACGTCTGGTAAATTTACTGGCTGGGACACGGTAGGCGAGCTCGGTCTTTGGCCTGTCCATACCGTCCTGTATCGGTTTGAAAAAGAAAGGGTAGTTAACTGATATGGGTACCACCTTATCGGTGAACATGGTCTTAGCGTCAGGCCCAGACTTGGATAATATACCATATCTAGAGTCAGAGGATATGGTTGCCAAATTAACGACCTCTCCGGATGCCATAAATGAGAACCCAGAACGCCTGTTCTTAAGGTAGCACATCCCGTAAGACCGTACGTCGGCTTTACAAGC